TTAATCCGTCGTTTGAATTACAAAACAAAATAGATCCTACTGTCGAAGCCAGTACTACTGCTGGTTTTATTGAAGATACAGATGATGCGTTTATCATTCCAATGTATTCGTCACCTCTCATTAAAATGGATGCTACTGGTAAAATTAAACCCATATATGGAGATATTGGGACATTTGTCGCCTACTCAAGTATATCTGAGAATCACTGGCTGCATGGTTTTCCCCATAAAAAAGCCTAAAAGAAAGACTGCGAATGCGATGATCCAAGTAGATTTTTCAACCTTATCGAAAAGGTCGAATTTTTCAGTCTGAGGTGGTGGGTGTTGGGGCTGCATGGGGTAGTCCATGTAATAAGGCTGCTCCTCTTGTGTGTGGGCTTCATCATTTTCCGTAATTAAAGGGTCCATGGTGGGATTATATTCAATGGGGTTGCCAATGTCAGTTTCCATTTTCTAAGTGTACGTCTGTTTTTTTTAAGCATCTTCTGACTCACTTTCATCTTCTACGATGAAATCCTTGAGATTACCATTTTCATCTGCGTCCTCCTCTTCATCTTCGGATGAATATTCTTCTTCATCTTCTGTATCTAATTCAGAATCAAAATCGGTATCATGATCTTCCGGGGAATAGTCATCCGTGAGTTCATTTTCTGTGGGCTTGAAGAGCTCGGGTTTCTTTATCTTACGTCCCGAACGAGTGATCATTTTAAGTTGTATAACACATTACTGTTTAAGTATCTTTATAATGTCATGCGTTAAACAGTGCGTTCTGGAAGTATTCTTCTTACACTGAGGACATCTCTGCTTGATTTCCTTACCTTTGATCAGGTAGGACATCACAGTATCTTCATGTGTGCCCTTGATCGTCTCACAATAATTAGAATTTGTGAGGGCCACGACCTGGGTTTTATCTTTCGTGATGGTTAAAACCTGTAAATCTTCTGGTCCATGCATATGCTTCCGAATGAATGCCTCGAGGGGTTTCTTGACCTCACTCGACTTTACCTGGGGTTTCTCTACTCGTTTCTTAATTTCTGGACACTTTCTGATATCTTCCTTCTTCGGGTACAAACTCGCGATGATACTCGGGGGGAGTTGATGTCGTCTCCCACAAAAGTCTTTACAGAACCCATCTCGCCTTCCCCTGAGGGTTGGGCATAGACAAAAGCATTTCTGGAGAATGGTTTGCCCACTGATGATGAACCATACATGATTCGAGCCGTGCTCTCTTTTAAGATTTTCACAATACTTGGATGTCGTCGGCACGAGAAAGGTATCCTTCTTTTTGAATAACTTGGGGATATAGGCGTTTCCCTGACCCTCCATGTTCGTGCGAATGAATTCTTCGAGCTTACACTTTAAGGCGTCATCTCGAACCTCATCTTTCATCTGCGCAGTCGTGAACGACCCCTCTTTTATACTCACAGAGGGAGGTACCACGTGGGTCGTTTGTGGTTCGTTCGTACGTACGACTGCCATGTTTAAAATATCGAGTGTGGGGTTTTGTCCAACTTTCATGAGTGTGCTCAAGGGTCCATGATGATATACGAACACGGGAAGATATGCCAATTGATCCACCTTTCCATTTTCACAGTGCGCACACCCCTGGCCGTCGCATGCGTCATGTTTCGCTTTCTTATACGACCAAGGCATGCGAAACCCACTTCCCTTTGTTTTTCGGGCGGCGTTCCCATAGACGGCGGCATCTATGATTTCATTCCAATCCACACCTCTTCCTTTAGCTTTGGAGAGGGCAACGAGAATATGGTCTCTGAGGGCGACCGCGGATGTTTGATCTACGACAAATCCCGGCCAGTTAAGATGGACGCCCGTCTTGATGAGGTCCCGACACTTTTTGGGTGGGGATACAGAGACGAGACACTCACGACCACCGTGGCGTTTTACTTTGTCACATATGATTTTACAAATATCTTTGATTTCATCGAGGTCCAACGCTTCGTCATCCTTATAGTCGATATCCACGAAGAAGTTATACTTTTCACTCTTCTGTTCGACGACGTAGAGTTTCTCACCACATTTGACAGCTTCCACGTATCGTTCGTGGAACACGTTCAATTTATCAAATGGCACGGAGAGGACACCACCGTCCATGAGCACATGTGATAGATTGGTTGCGTTCGTAAAATTTTGAGTCGCACACCAACTCTTAAACATACTTTCTTAGGGTCTTTATTCTCTAAACCATCTCATACATGAGACATCGTGAAATTCTTTCGCCTGAGAAAGTTCTTTTTTTATGGTTAAAAGTTCATATACTGTTTTGATTTCGTTTTCTTTGACCCATTCAGTGACTTCTTCTTGACATAACCCTCGATTCTTCTGAAGAAGTTCTCCAATCTGCATCATGATGTACGCCTTGGACTTCATTATTTTATAGAGAAGGTTTTTCTATTCAAAGAACTTATACACGCGTAAAATTGGGGATTCTTAATGACATTATTAATGATAAGATTCCATCTCTTACGTGAATTAAACTCTTCGAGAGTGTCATAACTCATATAATCATTTTCGTCGTATGTTTTTCTAAAAGGTTGTTTCATAATTTTTTTAAGATTCGTTTTGTGTTTCTCCTCGTAAAACTTTTTGATTTGCTGTTGCTGCTCAACCCTCGTGTAATTCACAAAGAATATAAAGACATTATACTCGAGATCAACCGAAGGACTCTCTTTGACTATAAACTTAAATTCTGTATATTCACCACTCTTAAGAGAAACGACACCCCGAGTTTCTTCTTCCAGTTCCCTGAGGGCACATCGAAGGGGATTCGAAATCTCTCTTCGCCTACATCCACCCGTCACAAAAATCCAATCCTTAAATCTCCAATCCCTCACCGTGAGAAACCGTGGTTTCCCATCGACGAAGGTTACTGGTACTGCGATCGCCTTGTACTTTTTCATTGCGCATTCGCAAGTTATAATAAGAATACAAGTTTATTCCTTGGATTTTACATCTTCCACTTTTTCGGGTTCTACCACAGGTTCTGCCACGGGTTCGGGTGGGGTGGGGGCACTGAGATGTCGAACGACTTGCGCTGAAAAGGTTTTGAAACTGTTCATCTCCTCCTTCGTTTTGTTGAGTTCTCTGAACAGAAAGAGAATTCCGAGGGCACACACGATAGTGCCAATCATCATAACGGTCTCACGATTAACGGGAATCATTATACTGTAATGTCTCACTTTCTTTTTAAGCAATTGCACCCATATGAGCTTTCCCTGGAGTGGGACACTCATACGGGGACTGTGCGAACTGGACGGCTTCGTAATGCGCATTTTCACACGATTTGTTTGTCGGGGTTGGTGGTGTAGGCTGACCAACAAACTTTTCGAGTGTCCTGGATTTAGGATCGTACGTCAATACAAAAACGATGGCGAGAAGGAAAATAAGTTTCCACATGGTTTATTAATTAGTTAGAATATAAAAGACCACCCATACCGTTTTCGATACGGAGAACGTTGTAGTTCACGGCGTAGATATCATCCGCCGAGTTGAGCTTGTCGTTAATGATACGAGCCGAGTCAAGGCGGGAGAAGTTCAAGGTACCGGTAGGCTGAAGCTTACCAGTCTCGAGGCAGAAAGGGTACGTGAAGAGGTTAGCACCCGGGGTGGAGCTCCCGTGGGAGGTGTGGTAATACAGAGGAACCGCGGTGAAGTTGGGGCTCGCGAACTTGTAGTCGGCCACATCGGTACCGTTGATCTGGAGCTTGAGCTTGTTCGTGGCACCGAGCATGGTAACACCCGAAGCGTTCGCGGCTGCCAGGTACTTGATGGGGTGGTTGAAGTTGAGTTCTTGAATCTTGGAACCCGAGGAAACCGCCTTCTGAACTTGTGTGATGAGCATGTTCTGGGGAGACCCCGCGAACAGTTCCCGCTCCTGAGTATCGAGGTACGCGTAGTTGGCATAGACTTCCCACTTGTACTCCGTGGCGTTGGAACCCCACGTGATACGAAGCTCAACATCGTGGTACTGGAGGGAGATGAGGGGGAGCGCGGTCTGCCAGTTCTCGCAAAAGGCGAACCGGAGAGGGTAGAATTGCTCGGAAGCCGAACCAGTGTAGAGACCACTAGACACCGACTTGGCGGAAGAGGTCGCCGAAAGGGTAGGGGCGATGAGGGTGGAGTAGATGGAGTCCTGGTCATCAATCACCTGACCCCCGACGAGGAGTTCCACTTTGGAGATGGCAGTGGTCCAATCAGGGACGGTGTTGGACTGGGTACCATCAGACTTGATGGGCATGAGATAGACATAGTTGAGCATGTCACCCTTGCGCTCAAAGCGGATGGTGGACATGCCGTTGTTTGAGACGTTGCCCTGAATGACCTGACGCTCGACAGTT